TCGTGCGCTCAACCTCCTTCTTGTTCTCGAGGTAGATCTGCTTCTCGCGGTAGAAGTCCTCAGCAGGGAAGTTCAGGCAGACGCCGTACTTGAGCATCTGCAGAATCGATTGACGCTCGTCCTCGCGATAGCCCATTTCCTGAACCATGCGCTGAATGCGGCTGGTGATGATCTCACAGCGCACACGGTTCTGCATCGTGGTGGACACCGGCTCGTACTTGTAGAGCGGGTAGATGTCTCGATCGCTGAACAGCTTAGCCCAGCGCATCTTCGTGTACGCCTGAACCAACGGAACGAAAATGTGAAAGAACGTCGGCATGTCCAGCTTCATCAGCGGCTTGCCGTCTGGTCCACACTTCTTGGTGCCGTCCGAATTGCACAGCGGGAGCAGCATGTTCGACAGCCTCGACGTGAGGCCCATCGACTTCATGGCATCCATCACCTTCTCCGTAGAGGTGCCCTTGGAAAGCAGTCCCTCAACGAGGGTGTAGGTAATCTGACGCTGCGAAGCATCAAACGCTTGGTCGATCGCGTACCAAGTCCTAGCCTCGTTCAAGTTGCGCTGGATGCCCTCGTCGATACGCGACGAGTTCATGTCGATCAACGCCTTGATCTTGTCGTCGAGCTTCTCGGCCGTGAACTTCTTCTTGAGTTCTTCGACCGTTCCGCCGCGCTTCTTGAGGACTTCGAGATCGACCATGTGTCAGGAGGTTACTTCTTCTTAGGGCCACCGATCATAATGAGGATGCCCATGCCCTTGCCCTTCTTGCCGTGCATCATGGGTTTGCCTTTCGACTCGTCCTCGTACTCACCACCATCGTCTTCCCCTTCCTCGTCGTCGAGCTCGTATTCATCCTCGCCCATGTGTCCGCACTTCTTCACGTCGGTGAGTTCGCCAACGATCTCAGTGTCGGACTTCGAGATGACGGTAAAAGTACCGTGGATCTCCATGGTTTCCCCCTCTTCGAGCGAGTTGATCGATTCGTCGAGGCCGTCCCGCTTGAGTGTGATAGAGTCCATAGATGGCGACTTTCGATGGAGGATTTCCTGCGGCCCTGCTCTTTTACAACCGAAAGTCGCACCAACCTTATGCAAGACACTCAAGGGCGGTGGTTGCCTGATCTTTCACCACGGGGATTCGAGGTATTCAACTCGTATGCCAGATACCTCATGGTGGACGGCCCTCGTAAAGCGGGTAAATCGCTTGCGATTGCACATCGTGTTGCACGCCACCTTTTCGAGAACAACAACGCCACCGTTGGCATCATTGCTAAGACCCTGAAAAACGGGAAGGTCGGCGTATGGTCAGACCTCACGAAGACCATCTTGCCTCAATGGATGGATGCCAAGATCGGCATGAAGTGGACCAAGGAGCCCACGATGGACGTAGCGACCAAGATGTCTTACGCCCGCGTCCGCAACGCTTACGGTGGCGAGTCTGAGGTTCAGCTGCATTCACTGGAGAACGTCTGGGAGGCATCAGCCAAGTTCAAGGGGACGCGATTCTCGCTGCTGTGGCTATCGGAGGCTGACCAGTTCGAGGACCGAATCGTGTTCGATGTTCTGACCGACCAGCTACGTGTCGTTGAGATTCCATACGAAAACCACCAGATCATCGCTGACCTTAACCCGCCTGAGAACGGAGTGAACCACTGGTTGGCAGGAATCTGGCTCACACGCAAACCGAGCGACAACGAGCAGTTTGAGTCACAGTTCCAGCGCATCCAATTCAGCCTCAACGACAACACGTTCCTAGATCCGCGGGAGAAGCAAGACCTCATCAACAAGTACATGTACGATAAGCAGCTGTACGCTCGCTATGTCATGGGTGAATGGGTTGAGGACGTGAGCAATGGACATTTCGCAGATGTCTTCGTGCCGAGCACTCATGTCGTTGGTAACGTGACCAGCGCAACTGAGGATGATCACGAGATCATAGTTCCTCCAAAAAACTGCTTCGAGTTGTTTACTGGATGGGACTTGGGCGACGTGAACCATGCCTGCTCGATTTCATGCAAACGGGTTGGAGACGACGGAAACTCGATCTTCGATGTTTTGGACGAGGCGGTTGTTATCGACCGCAAGGTGTCGATCGCTGACTTCACTGAGTTGGTCATGGAGAAGATGCAGTGGTGGGAGGACTACCTCAAGGACACCCACGGAACAACCAATGTTCTGTGGCGTCATTGGTCCGACAACTCTGCATGGAGATATCGAGCCGCTTCCGACGTGTACGACGAGCTCGTCGTTCGACAGGTGTCGCAAGGCAAGATTGTCCTGCACGCCGTTACGAAAGGCTCTGGCAGCGTAAAGCAGCGCATAGGCCTTCTCAAGAAGCTGCTATTCGACCGGCGCGTCTTCCTATCTGCACAGCTTCACAACACGATCAAGATGGTGCGCGAAATGAAGCCCGGCCCAAACAGGGCCGAGCCAATCCGTGACGGAGACAAGAACAAGCACATATTCGACGCGCTCACCTACATGCTCATCAGCGAGACACCTATGGATGTAGAACGACGTGCCATTACAGTGTCCAAAAAACCGACTGTTGTATTCACTCAATGAAGCTCATCTACTGCAACGATCGGGACATCGAACTCTGGGTCGTAAGAGATTCTGGTTGGTCTATTCCACTCAAATGCCAGCACTGCGTTGTGGATGAAGTTGGATACGTTCACGTCATTCCGGCTGTGCCTCTTGGGTTTGCTCAGTCAGGTGAGATTGAGCGGGTACTAACACATCAAGGTGCAACCACGTTGAAGTCTGGGTGGTTGTTAGAGGTTAGCGCGTTCAATCATGTTGCCACCAAGGCTGGAGGAATTACACCTGAGTTCTATTACATCTGGGACGGGTGTCAGGCAAAGCGACCAACGGTTGAGCCTGAGCAAGTTAAACGAGCAAAACCGACCAAGAAAACTCATTCATCAGATCCGTTCATCGATCACGTTGCATCAATTTCAGGTGTTAGCAAAGATCTACTAATTGTCTCATATTTAGCAATTACACAAGCGATTCCTGGATGGTTGCTTGCTGGAAATACGCTGAATCTTGGGTCAATCCGATTGGCCGCGGTTCCGTACCGACGCAACTGGAAGGAGATTGTGCTCGCACGATACCCAACGCTCCGCAAGGCGCTTATGGTGCGAGAGCCAAATAGGCTGCTGTCTATGGCGTTCACAGCCGCATCAAGGGTTGTGAGATTGTCTGAATTGACCGAGTGCCACATGCGTCGAGGAAATCCCCTTTTCTCCTGGACTGTAGAGGTGTTGCACGACTCAGACTGGGAAAAGAACTGTGACGATGTAGAGGGGAGGTCGGCCGCCCAACTTGGATCAATCTCTTACGTTAAACGCTGGGCCAACCGTGTTTCGCAAATTGAAGAGACCGTTTATGAGATATTATCTGCTCACATTCAAAAAGAGACTGCGCCGACTTGCCGAGTACTGTGGCGTCGTGGTCAGCGGGGTATGCAGTTTGTTCAAGCATCTCCCACTGTCCTTGGCCCTGCAACGGTTCTTGAATGCGACGATGGCAGCGACAGCAGCGTTGATGATTTCCTCGGAATCGAGGACTCCGCGAAGTATCTGGAGGAAAAGGCTGAACGCCTGTTCAAAATGTCCGCTTTACAACAAGCGGATGAAGACATGCGGACACCACGGGGAGACGATGAAGCACCCGGATTTAGGCCGCTCGACAGTGGGGTGCTGGTGTTACATACCCCTCGCTGCCAAGTTACGGGACAAGGAGTGCTGGCTTGTGGAAATCAATCTCAAGAAAAACTGGATCAATGACACCAATCCCAGCTGAACAAAACGATTCCGCTACTCAGCCTGCACGCCCAGTGGGCGGCAAGCCTCCGATCTCTATGGCGGTTGCCGAGAAGGCCGCGCGCGAGGCGGGGTTCAATATCATTGACGCCAAGCAGCTGAAGGCCGCTGGAATTTTTGGCGAGTTCGTATCTCAGGTTGGCGCAATCCATCTTGGAAGATCGCGACTCGCCATGAATCTGGCACGCACTGACAGGGCCATGGACTTCTGCGAGTCTGCGATCGAGAACCGTGAGTTTCCTGATCCAGAATCGATGATCGGCGTGATGAAGGTCCACGCATCCCTGATCAGCGAATCCAACAAGGCTGCCGAGCTTCTGATCAAGTCGGCCCAGCAGGCGGCTGAGACCGCCAAAGCTGAGGCTATGGTAGTGTTGCCAGGATTCGCTCCGCGTGCTCAGGTTGGCCCAACGCAGGTCAACGTGATGGTTAACGCCAGCAATGGCGTGGCCGATACTGTTGAAATCAAGGAGAACTGAACCATGCCAGCAATCAAGGGTGTCAAACGTCTTCCGTCCGGTGGTGTCATCTATCGGGGAGAACGGTTCCCCGGCTTCAACAAGCCCAAGGCCGCTCCTGCTGGAGACACCAACAAGAAACGGGTGCTCGCCAAAAAGGGTAACAAGGTCAAGGTTGTCCCGTTTGGCCATCGCGGATACAGCGATTTCACAAAGCACAAGAATCCCAAGCGTAGGGCGAACTATCTCGCTCGATCAGGGGGTATCCGCAACAAGAGTGGCGAGTTGACCAAGAACGACAAGTTCTCTGCAAACTACTGGGCGAGAAGGATTCTCTGGTGAAAGTTGCATCCAAGTCCAACCCGTCTCTGTGGAGCCGGATTGTCCGCGAGGTGAAGGCGTCATCGAAAGGTGGACGACCCGGCCAGTGGAGCGCCCGCAAGGCTCAAATTGCTGTGAGCCGTTACAAGGATCGTGGCGGCTCATACAAGGGTTCCAAGTCTCCGTCGAACAGCCTGTCCAAATGGACCCGTGAAGACTGGGGCACCAAGAGCGGAAAAAACTCCGTCGTCGGCCGTGGTGCCACGGGGGAGCGATACCTGCCACGAAAAGCTCGAGAGGCCCTAAGCGACTCGGAGTATGCTGCGACCAGCGCCAAGAAGCGTGCTGGCATGAGGGCTGGAAAACAGTTCGTCCGCCAACCAAGATCGATCGCAAGCAAGACCGCAAAGTACCGCGACTAAACGACTCCGACTTTCGCCTCACACGGAAACCGTGTAGGCACCAAACGATTTATGGCTACGACCACCATCTACAACAAGGCTCTGGAGCAGATCATCTCTGGGACCATGACTCTCGCCACAACCCCCGCAGGATCAACTCCTCCGTACAAAGTGCTGCTTCTTGGCTCGTCGTCGAGCTACACCCACTCCAAGGCTCACATCAACCTGAGCGACGCACTTGCTGCTGGCGCTGTTGAAGCGTCCGGTTCCGGTTACGACACTGGCGGCAAGGTACTCGGAAACATTACGACCACCACCAATCAGTCTGGAAATTTCGTGCAGGTTGACATCAACGATGTGCAGTGGGGCCTTGGCGCTGGCGGTTCGACCATCACGGCTAAAGGCGCGATCATCTATCTTCCCACTGGCAATCCGGCCACGAGCTCATTGCTGGCGTACATCAACTTCGACGGCACTGTCTCCTCCTCCGCATCGGTGTTCACCATCGACTTTCAGACCCCTCTGAAGTTCCAGAACTAACCATCTCATGGCTAACCTGATTGCGTTCGCGGGTTACGCCCGTGAAGGTAAGGACGCCGCCGCGACGAGGCTTATCAACCTCGGATGGAAGCGCATTGCGTTCGGTGACATCATCAAGCGCCAGATCGATTCGCTGGTGCAGCAGCATCTTGGGTTCTCAGCTTTCACTGAGAACGACACCCAAAAGAAGCAGATCCGCCCGATCCTTGAGCAGTGGGGTGAGGTGAACTACGACGGGGTTATGGGAGAGTTTTTCAACTCTCTTCCCAACTACGCCGTGAACACCCGATTGGTTCGCTTACGCGAGGCCAAAGAGTGGATCAAACGTGGCGGCATCATCCTGCGCATCCGTCGCCCTGGAGTAGAACCCGCCACCGATTGGGAGCGCATGCGTCTGCAGGAGCTCTACGACGGCGGTGTGATCCATGACACGATCATCAACGACTCTTCGATCGATGTGCTCTGGGACCGGGTGAGCCGCTTCGCCGCTGTGGGAGACGTATATCTCCAAACTCGTTAGGTGTTGACTCGTGGTGTTTTACACCTACTCTCGGCTTGGCATTAAGCCAAGTCATTCAAAACCATGTCTACACCACTGTTTCGCAAAGCAACCCGCGAGAAGGTCTTCCTGAAACTCGCGGTCACTGGTCCGTCCGGCTCCGGAAAAACCTACTCGTCGCTGCGACTCGCTCGGGGTCTTGTTGGACCCAGCGGCAAGATCGCGCTCATCGATACCGAGAATCGTTCTGCGTCCCTGTACGCTGACCGCTTCGACTTTGACACGCTCGATATTGCTCCTCCGTTCGACAACGAGAAGTTCGTCGATGGGGTCAACGCGGCTGTCGAAGCTGGGTATGGTGCCATCGTCATCGATAGCGCGTCGCACTTCTGGGAAGGAATCCTCGACTACAAAGACAAGCTCGATCAGCGCGGAGGAAACTCCTACACCAACTGGAAGATTGCTGGCGATAAGTTCGGCGGAATCGTCAAGGCCGTGCTTCAGTCTCCAGCCCACGTCATCTGCTGCATGCGATCCAAGATGGACTACGTTCAAGAGAAGGACGACCGCGGCAAGACTCAGATCAAGAAGGTCGGCCTCGCACCGATCATGCGCGACGGAATCGAATACGAGTTCACCACCGTGTTCGACGTGGCTCTCAACCATCAGGCCGCTGTCAGCAAGGACCGCTCTGGCCTCTTCGTTGACAAGATCTTCCAGATTACAGAGGAGACCGGTGCGCAGCTTGAAGCATGGCGTCTGTCTGGTGGTGAGCCGTTATGGAAGACGCAGTTGACCGCTGTCATCGGCGCTAATGAACCCAAGGCCAACACGTTCCTCGTCACGCTTGGGTGGATCAAAGAAGGTCAAACATTCCGGGATCTGTCTGTAACCAACGCCGAGAAGATCCTGTCAAACACGACCGCATTCCTCGCCAAGGCCACAGCCTGACACGTTGATTGAACTGAACCATGGAAACTCAATCTACCGAAGCTGTTCCTCTGTTTCTGGAGCCGACTCTTGTTCCAGATGGAATCCATCATCTGCTGGACGAAACGGTGTACAGGCGTGACCCAGCAATCGCGATCTCTGACCTGAAGGAGATGTCTATTTCGCCTGCCCACTTCTACTCCAAGAAGTTCGGAGGATACCGTGCTGAGCAGACGGGCGCTCAGTACATTGGAACTCTGACTCACCTGTCGGTTCTTGAGGCGGAAGAATACGCCAAACAGGTAGTTCTTGAGCCGGTCGATGCTCCAAGGAAACCAACGTCGGCGCAGATCAACGCCAAGAAACCAAGCGACGAAACGATCGCTGCAATCAAGTGGTGGGAAGATTGGAACAAAGAGCACGGCCACAAGACCATGCTTTCTCAGGATGAGGTTACTCAGATCAGTGGTATCACTGGTGGTGTTCAGTTGAATCCTGACGCCATGCAGCTGATGAGTGGCGCGATGAAAGAGGTTGCCATGTTCAAGACCATCATGGTCAACGGGCGCAAGATTCGCATCAAGGGTAAGGCTGATATCATCTGTGACCCGAAGAGCAAAAATGCCGAGGTGATCGCCGACCTCAAGACCGTAGATCGAGGCTATGCAAATCCTGACGACTTCTCCTACTCCATCAAGAAGTGGGGCTACGCTCAACAGGCTGCGTGGTACATCGATCTGTACAACATGCTGACGGCGACTGACGACCCATTCACGACTCATGTTAAGAAGAGTCAGTGGGTCTTCATTGTGGCTGAAAAACTACCTCCGTACGTCTGCATCACTCTCGAACTCGACACGGATTCAATCGAGGCCGGTCGAGCCATCAACAAGCGTCACCTCGAAACTCTCGCAGAGTGCTTCAAGACTGATGTCTGGGAGCGCCCTCTAAATGGCGTGCGCGGTCGTGTATCCATTCCCGAATGGGCCAAAAAGAAGAGTTAACGAAAACCTGCATCAGATGCGGGCGCACTCAGCCGACCAAAAACTTCTGGTCGGGCAGGCCAACCTGCGTTGAGTGCGCCCGCAAACTTTGGTACGCACCCAAGTGCAACGCCGATCCGCGCCGTGGTCCAAACTGGCCGATGATGGAACGCATGGTGAAAGCAGGCCTTATCAGTTACCCACCCGAAGCATTCTCCGATGATCAACCCACCAAGTGACTACTGGCACATTGCCATCGACCCGGGTGCCTCAGGAGGCATTGCATGGAAAAACGGCGATGGACCGATGACCGCAGTGCCAATGCCTCAGGAGCCGACTGATACGGTCAAGCTCTTGGGCGATCTAGTGCTGAAGGGATACACTGTTCTTCACATCGAGCAGCTTCCACGGTTTGTGCCCATGGGTGGCGGGAAGGGAATACCCGGCTCAATGGCTGCAGTGATGTTTGAAAATTTCGGTATCGTCCTTGGTGCCGCCATGGCTCTCGGATACCGCATCGAGCGCGTCCCTCCGCAGACGTGGCAGAAGGAACTCGGGCTTGGAAACTCCAAGGGACTCTCCAAGACAGAGTGGAAGAACAAGCTCAAGGGCCGTGCTCAGGAGCTCTTTCCGGGCATTCCGATCACGCTCAAGACATCCGACTCCCTCCTGATCTGGGAGTACGGCCGAAGACACTGTTGACAGGTTGTCTGCGGTGTATTACAAGGTCAGTGTCTTCGGCGATCGGTGAGAGGAGAGCCGAGGGTGTTCAATAGGCGCGGTTCAATCACAGTTTTTTGCCCCACGTTTTCCGAGGTTTCGCTGATCCGCCCCAGCGATCTCTCCCCCTCGGACTACGTGGGGTTCTTTTTTCCCGTTCACTGAAACGGGCTTTTTCAACGACCGATGAAAACCATCATCCGAGTAAAGCGACAGCAGGGCGGATTCACCATCATCCCAAACGAACTTCTTCGGAAGAAGATGTCTCTTCGCGCCAAGGGGCTCCTGTGCATGATCCTGTCCAATATGGACGAATGGGTCGTTACCAAAGCGTGGGTAACTGAGCATTGCTGCGAGGGGCGTGACGCCATCGCGGCCGTGTTCAATGAGCTCAAAGAGCTTGGGTACGCATCCCTTGAGGAAACAGACACGGCTGCTGACGGACGGTTTTCAAATCGAATTTGGACCTTTACCGACACTCCCACCGCTGACTGGAAATCCGCGCAAAACACCCCTTTATGCGCGGAAAACCAGTGCGGGTTTCCAGTAACTGGAAAGCCGTCACCTAAGAATACTATAGAAGAAGACCATAAGAAAGAGAGCGGCGATGCCGCGAAAGAGCGCCCAAGGAACGAGCTTGCGGACCATCTGGCCAAGGCTTGCGGATCGGACACCAGCCGCATGACCGAGGGCGAGTGGAAGCGGGTGGCGGTTGCTCTGGCCGGAATCAAGAAGGTCGAGCCCAGCCTGACCAAGGAGATGATCGATGCTCACGTCGCTGGCTATCGGCGGATCTATCGTGACGCAATCCTGACTCCGCTGGCGTTGATGAACAACTGGGGCGCTACAGCCCCAATGGCGCGTCCTGATGCCAAGTCCGCTGTCTCCACCCCAGATGAGCTTAAAAACCTCGTGGAGCGGCTTTCTGCGCACGTAGCGAACCCTCGGCATGAGGCGATGTTCGGAGATCTGGTGACCGAGGCGCAGAAGCAGGAGTTTGCAGCCATGAAGGAGCGGTACTTCCAACTCAAGGCTCAGCTTGGAGGAAACACCAAGTGAGAGAGCCTCCGTTCTCACAAGAAGCCGAACTTGGCGTGATAGGGTGCTGTTTGCTGAACAACAACGCCATTGATGACGCGATAAACGGAGGCATCAAGGCGGACTGGTTCTACGATGTTCGATGCCATGACCTGTGGGAGATCATCATCAAGATGCGGGACGACCGCATTCCGATCGATATGGTCACGATCGCGAACCGGCTCAAGGGCGACTCTTTCAACCGTGTAGGCGGGATTGCGTTCGTGTCTGAGGCGATGGACGCTGTTCCGAGCGCATCAAACCTCCCCTACTATCTGGACATTGCACGGGACAAACAGCGGGCCAGAAAGCTCATTGAGATCTCGCAAGAGGCCATCAACACGGCCTATTCCGGGGCTGCCAAGGTGGACATGGTGCTGGACAGTTTTGAAGCCAAACTGATGGGGATCAGGAATGAGCACTCCGTTGACAGCGACTTCACCGCCAAGCAGATAGCCACTTCGGCCATCGACCTCATTCAGGAGCGTTGTGCCGGCAAGAGCGACGCCATCCCAACTGGGTGGACCTTCATGGACAGAATCCTCAGGGGAGGACTGCGTCCGGGTCAGGTGTTCGTGGTTGCTGGTCGCCCGGGTGCCGGCAAGACGGCGTTCACCTTGAGTCTTTTGACCTCACTCTGTTCAAGCGGCGTGCAGACGGGGTTCGTGAGCCTCGAGATGAGCGCCGAGGAGGTGGGCATGCGAATGCTGGCAATCGAGTCTCAGGTGGATGTCGGGCGGTACGACGAGCGCAACCAGCCGAACGAGGGCGAGCTCAGGAAGCTAACGACAGCTACAAGTCGGCTTGCCCGTCACAAGATCATGGTCAACGACAAGCCCAACCAGACCGCTCAGAGCATCGCTGCCAAGGCGCGTCGCTGGGTTCGATCTTCAGGATTGAAGGTACTTGCGATCGACTACCTGCAGTTGATCACGGCCTCTGAGGGCAAGGAGAGGCGCGAACAGATCGATGCGATCAGCCGAAACATGAAGCTGCTGGCCAAAGAGCTCAAGATACCGATCGTGCTTCTGGCCCAGCTGAACCGCGCCATTGAGCGTGATGGAAACCGAAAACCCCGGCTCAGCGATCTGCGCGAGTCAGGTGCCATTGAGCAAGATGCCGACCTTGTCGGAATGCTCTACCCAGCTGAGCAACAAGACTCAGAGGCTACCCAATCTGGACCGAGGAGAATCAACCTGTTCATCGCCAAGCAACGGGCGGGTCAGGCAGGGGTGGACATCCCGTTCAGCTTCAGGCCAGAGCTCACACGATTCGACCCAGCATCACTATTCGACGAATGAAAATCAGATCCTACCAAGAGCGCGTCTACAACTGGCAGCGCGATGTCGCAGCCCAGCCCGTTACGAAGACGCCAACGCAACGCGATCCCGAGTTCTGCAAGAAGCAGTTGGGGTTCGTAAAGTCCGAGTGGTATGACGAGTACATTATCCACGCCGCCACCTACAACGAACTGCTCAGTTCGGTTCCAGCACTGTTCGAGGAGGGCATCACCAAAAAGATCGACAACATCCGAGAAAATGTCGCCGATGATATCGGTGACGTGGCTTTCACGATTCTAGGTCTTCTTAACGCCTACGGCGTCACGCTCGACAACATCTCGTTCTCGAGGTCAACCGACATGAACGTGCTTGCCCTTGAGAGACGTGTCGACCTGTTCATCAAGGGGGTGGAGGATACGGACAAGCTGCAGGCCTCTGATGCCAAGGCGGTGCTGCTGGATCTGATCGCGCTGTCTACGTACTACTCGGTGCAATTCTGGGACGCTCTGGGCGCTGTGTGCGCCAGCAATGACACCAAGCTCTGGACGCTGCCCGAGGTGCATGACAACCAGCTAAAGATCGAGAGTCTAAAGTGGACCGAAACCAAGGTCGCAGGCGTGACCGGTGACCGGTGCTACCGCATCAAGAATCAGGACGGGAAGCTGATGAAAAGCCCGTCCTACACCGGGCCGGACCTCCGATATGCCCTGATGCAATTCGTGTCCTTGACATAAACCATTTGGTGTATTACACCTTTCCACATGGCTGAAACACCAGACAAGAAGATCGACGTTTCCAAGATGGAGCAGTTCGATCCTCCACATTGCCCGATTCACGGAGGCTCAATGCCAGTCATCAACACGACACCGAACAACGGCGTCGACCTTCACGGAATCGCCGGCAAGTGGTGCGGAGTGTGCATCATCAAGGCGCTCGAGAAACTCGGAGTCCAGAAGTGCATCGTATGAATCCAGGAGACAAGTACCAGAGTGTCCACAACCAAAACACCGTGGTTGAAGTCGTGTGCCCTGTTGCCGAGTTCAGGATCGGAGAGGTCCGGCAGCCGTGCATCATCTACACCAAGAGGCAGCGGTTTTATGTGCGAACCGAAGCTGAGTTTCTCGCGAAATTCAGGCCGATTCAATCGGGCCAATGACCAATTCAGATTTGACAATCACACCTCGGTGTAAGACACCTTCCGAAACGAAGATGCCTAACCAACGGGGAAAATCCCAAGCACTACTCGCAGTATGGATCTCCAAGCCTCAGCTGAAGGAACTGGACAAGTCTTCCGCCTCCAAGCAGATGACTCGGTCCGAGTACGTCAGGCATCGCCTGTTCCAGTCCGACGAGTCGCAGCAAAGCGCCAAATCGGCACGCTCCAAGTCGGTGGTCTCCGCGTTACGGCGTGGGTCGAAAAAGGCATGATCTGCTTCAGGCAGAAGTACAGCCGCAAGGTTGAGCGTATCAGCCTTGATGAGACATGGCATCATGCCATCGGCCAGTTGGAGATGCGTTTGAGATGAGCAAGACAATCTCCAGCGTGACCCGTCTTTCCCTCACAGGTGGTCGCACCGTGACGGTTTGGCGGTCGGAGACAGGACTCCTCAAGGAGTACGAATACAATGACGTGGTTGGTCACGCTATCATGTCAACCGGTCTGCCAATCCACAAACTGGCAGACACAATTTTCACGAACCTCAAAAACATCCGAGCAGTCGAGGTGATCGACGGCAACGGACAAGGGGTTCGCATCGAGAAGTAGTTTTTGGGCGGTTTGCCCCGCCCGAAAGTCGCGAGTTCGGATCGACTCCCGAGTGGGATGATCGAATCAATCCGGCCCGTGTGGTCTATGCCCCCTGGTGCGCGATGGCACTGGGGGGCTCTCCTCCTAACACCAGCAGAACCATGAAACCAAACCTGTACGCAATCATCAGCCGCCTAGTCCTTGACGGAGTTAGTCAAGGCATCCGCAACACCGAGAGTGCTGCGCCGTCAGTCCAGCCGAGAACTGTCGAGAACCTCACTGAGAACATCCACATGGCAGTCATGCGGGAACTCACCGAGTACTTCACATTCAAAGACGATGATAAGCAGTAAGCCGATTCGTCTACCGTTGGATGACATCAAGGGTGTCATCAACGATTTGAAGAGGGGCTGCACCGTGGCCGAGATCACGAGCAAGTGGCACATCTCAACGAGAACATTCTACAGGATCAAGTATCTTGAGAAGCTGCCAACCAAGGACATCTACAAACGCGGGGACTCGCATTGGCCCTGCGTTCACAGTGAGGAAAAAATCCGATCAATCGTCGCAGAGCGAAAGAAGGGGGTGTTGCTCAAAGACCTGTCCGCCAAATACGGCGTCGCAGAGAGCTACATCAGCAGCATTATGAACGGCCACAAGAGAGAACAAACCAAATGGACGCAGACCACGAAGAAAAACAGGAACTAATTCAGAGCCTGATCGAGAGCATTACCGACAGGTTCGACACCATTCAGGTGTTCACCACATCTCACAACCGAGAAACCGGTGATACAACGTACATAGGAATGGGTACGGGTAACTTCTATGCCAGGATTGGTCAGGTCGATGAGTGGGCGCGAATGCAGAAGGAGATCATCAGAGAGAAGGCCAAGCAGGTTGCCGAATCAGAAGACACTGGTTTCGGGAATAACTAACAGCACACCAAGAAACCACATGAAACTAGCCAGCATCGAGGTCATCAAGGAGATTGCACCTCACTCCAACGCAGACTCGCTCGAAATCGCCAAGGTTCTCGGGTGGCAGATCATCGTCCGCAAGGGCGAGTTCAAGGCCGGTGAGTCCGTCGTTTTCATCCCCATCGACACCATCTTGCCCGATGCCGAGTGGTCGGCGTTCCTCAAGAAGGGCGACAAGCCGATTCGGCTCAACACGATCCGCCTGCGCGGCGAGTACAGTCAGGGACTTGTCCAGCCGCTCTCGATCCTGCCTGAGCACGTCCGTGGGTGGCAGGAAGGCGCTGACGTTGGCGGCGAACTGGGCATCAAGAAGCACGAGAAAGAGATTCCGGCGTGCCTGTCCGGTGAGGTGGCTGGAGCTTTCCCAACCTCCTACGCCCCGAAGACGGACGAGGACAACGGCCTGAGCCATCCTGATATCGTGAAGCACACGCTGTCGAAGCCGTGTGTTGCCACGCTGAAGCTGGACGGTTCTTCATGCACCATCGTGGTTGTCGATGGCAACATCACGCACGTCTGTAGCCGCAACCTGTCGCTCAAGGAATCAGCCTCGAACGGGTTTTGGATCGCTGCGAGGAAGCTGACCATCCCGCCGGGTGCCAACTGCGTCATCCAAGGCGAGTTGATGGGGCCGGGTGTGCAGGGGAACCAGTTGAAGCTCACTGAGCCTACGCTTGTCGTCTACCAGATCCGTGATCTCGCCAATGGCAAATGGCTTCGATACATCGAGATGGCTCAGGTGTGCCGAGACAAGTTCCAGTGCAAATGGGTGCCTGTGGTTACCGTTATTCTCGATGAAACCATTGAGCACCTGCAGAGCGTCGCCGACATCGTAACGCTGCCCGACGGCAAACCTGCCGAGGGAATCGTCGTTCGCCCAATCGATGGAGAAGCCATGGGCATCGGTCGCCCTCTCGGATTCAAGATCATCAACCGCAACTACAAGGACCAGTGAAGTGAAAACCCAGACCGAAACCCTGATCAAAGCGTTGCGGCAGCTTTCCGAGGACATCCAGTCAGAGGACGGTGTGGCCAACGCCTGCGTGGCGGAGTCCGCTCAGCGTCTGGAAGAGTTGGGCGCGATGATCATGCAGCTGCGTGACGGAATCGCGAAGCAAAACATAACGATCGAGCAGACCTGTGGAAAGGTGCTCGACTACCCGTGGTTCAAGGACGACCAGAAGAACTTCCCCGGCGCGACCGAGAAGCACGGCGTGTGCGTTGGTGACCATGTGGCCGAGACCATCGCAGCCGAGTTGGCTCGTAAGTACACGGAGGCGATGCAGCACATCAAGCGTCTTGAGTCTGCAGGTGATGAACTCATCTGCTATTTGCGCCACCGCATCGAAACGTATAATTCCGATTCCGTTTTCCACGGCGCATCAATCAGGTGGGGAAAGGCTAAAAAGGAGGCCAAGCCGTGAGGCGGTACGCCATCGAGCGGCTTCCGCACATGCCGCCGAGAAACGGATTCCTGATTCACACGCCCGAGTTTTCCGTGCTCGCTGACACCGCCCCGCTCACGATTGTGAAGGAGCTCAACAGGCTGCTGGATAGGAACAGGGCGCTGGAGGCCGCCATCCTCAGCACCCTGAACCAGCACCGCAACCTCGCTGACGGAACCGACTGCACACTGATTCAACTCAAGAAGGCGCTACCCGAGTGGGTCTAACCAAGAAGGAGGGCATCGATTGAGCTACCATCAGTCAGGACAGCTGCCGCACCACCAGTACTGCTACGTTGACGCAGCGGCTATCAGCAGCGGTGAAGGTTTCGCGCCATGCGTCTGGTTCGGGCTTGTCTCGATACCGGGCCGAATGTGGGGCTGCACGGTCATGCTGGAATGTGGGGCGGTCTACAGATCGATCCCGCCGCACCTGATAGCCTTCAACGAGAAGCCAGATGCGATCTGGACACCGCAGCAAGCTCAGCGATGGGACTGCTACGGCCGAGAGTTTTCCACCATCGAGTACACCTACCTGCGTGGGGTTGAGTGCTCAGCGAAATGCGAAGACCAGAAGTTGAACGGCGAGTACATTTTTACGGCAGCGCCCATCGACGACGGGTTTTCTCGGCACCCATCGCAGGCCAAGGAGTTCATGTTCATCAAGCTCTACAACGGGAGGCTGACGATCCAACCGACCGACAAGGTGCTCTTCATGGAGAAGTCGTTCGTGGAGCCCCAGTGGCCTACGGGGCTCAAACTCTCGAACGAAGTGTGGTCTTGCGAGTGACGGCTTGAGATTCTCAGCCTATGGATTTCATCAAGAAAATCGCCCTCGAGCTCTGGTGCATGGCCTACGGCGTCGGCCTCTTCATCCTCGCGACGTGGCCGATCGCCCTCTCGCTGGGTGTATGCGTCCTGTTCGTTATGCTACCCAGAAAAAAACGCACCAGACTCTCTTGACGTTGGACACGTGGTGTTTTACACCTGTTCCCGCTACATGAAACCATTCAGCCAACTCACAAGAAACGAGACACTCGATCTGACCAACGAAGAGCTCAACGACGCGATCCGTCTTGAGGCCATCGATCGAGGCATCAAACCCCCAATCACGCTCTCTGAGGCGCTACGTCGCAGCGAGTGGCGCGGCTACCAGAAACCAGCAGAGGCGGTCAAAGTCTTCCGTCTGCGTCAGGGGTGGTACGCCACCGACTTCGCGTGGCTCGACGAGGCCAAGGCTATCGCTGCTTTGGAGGGTTTGGTGAAGATCGAGAAGGTCGGCTACAAGGACGACAACCTGAAGATCGTTAATTCGGAAGTGAACGTCGAGACCGTCTTCGTCGGCGTGAGCAAGCACGAGACCAAGGTGGCGAAGTTCATGGAATACTTCGACGACACCACCGAGTTTGACAAGGTGAGCGAAGAGTGTCTTGAGAAGTTCAGTGCGGTGCGTCAGCAAGCGTACAACGCCAAGGTTCGCGCTGAGCGCAAGGCCGAGTACCTGCGTCTGGCTGGTGGCAACGAGGAGATCGCTAAGAACTTCTGGGCTAAAGCCGAGGGAACCGCGTGGCCTACCGCTGAAGAGATTACCCTGAACGCCTAATGAAAGTCTCCTCCGTCGCTGTCACCAAGTCGCTCGTCACCGACAACGGTCGCGAGCTCACACCAGACGAGCTCATCGTCTACGAGGCTCGGGTCTCAAACCCGAACAACCAGCACAACCACGAGACCGGGCCGAAGCTGCTGCACTTCTGCATGCGCGAGGGCCACTGGTCGGTGTTCGAGCAGGCCGACCTGACCGTCGAGATCGAGACCAGCATCTCCATCTCGATGCAGATCCTGCGCCACTGGTCAGCGCGGTTCCAGCAGTTCAGCCAGCGGTACGCCGACGTGCGGAAGCTGGAGACCATCATCGAGCCTGTCCGGTTGCGGATGAAGGCGGCTGGCGGCAACCGGCAGGGTAGCGGTGAGGAGATCTCCACTGACGACATCCTGCACTTTGTCTACAAGCACGCGGTCGAGCACTCGGTGCGTGCCTACGAGACCCTCATCGAGGGCGGTGTTGCACCGGAGAGCGCCCGCTTCGTCCTGCCGCTGTCCACCAAGACGCGGATGTTTATGAAGGGTAGCGCGAGGACGTGGATTCACTACCTCGACCAGCGCACGTCACCGCACGCCCAGAAGGAGCACCGCGAGGTGGCCGAGGCGATCCGCGCTGAGTTCGCCAAACATTTCCCGACGGTCCACGAGGCGATGGGCCTGCGGGTGAGCGAGGTCCAGTCGCTCAAGAACGAGATCGAACGCCTGAAACAGGAACTGAACAACATGAAGAAAGAGAACGTATGCTGAACTTCGGACAAGCATTGGAGTGGCTCAAGAAGGGCAAGGCCGTCTACCGATCAGGGTGGAACGGCAAGGGCATGTGGCTGCAGCTGCAGACGCCCGATGCCAACAGCAAGATGACGCTGCCCTACATCTACATCGAGTACCCCAAGGGCCACCCGGCCTACCCCAACGGATCGCGTGTGCCGTGGCTGGCCTCGCAGACCGACCTCCTCGCCAACGATTGGGCCTATAACGCCTGACACCATGATCCCGAAATTCGTTTCGGGATCATCCCCCTTTCACACCATGAACATCGCAATCATCTATCACGACGCCGACTTCGATGGGAAGCTCTCGAACGAGGTCTGCCGCTACTGGCTGAACCGCCTGCATCCCAACGCCACCATCCACTCCTACGGGTGGGATTATGGACGGCCGGTCAGGCCACCGCACGACTGGTCAAACGTGAACCATAACATCGCGCCAGCAGACTGGGCCGACTACGACGCCATCTACATTGTTGACCTCTCGGTTGACGAGCTCATGGCGCGACCAGGACTCCGCGACAAGATCGTATGGATTGACCACCACAAGAGCGCCATCGAGAAGTGGGACGCCACACCTAGTGACGCTGAGCCGCACCCCGGAGCGTTCCAAGGCCTCCGCATCGATGGTGTGGCCGCGTGCCGCCTGTGCTGGCAGTGGTTCGTCAATCCGGGTGGTGATCTTGGCGTGCTGCCTTCCAAGCAAGAGTTCATCGACCGCAAGGTGAAGGAGCCCGCCTTGATCCGCCTCGCCGGGGAGTACGACATCTGGGACCACCGTGACCCCGATGCCAAGGCGTTGCAGTTCGGACTTCGGGGACTGAGTGATACAGCCTACCGACGCCTCGTCGATAACGAGTTCCTTGGTGCCGTTACCGGGGCACGCAGTGAATCCCTCGATCTGTTAGACGCAGTCGCTCAGGGCTACTCCATCAAGTCCTACGTGGACAAGCAGGCCGACGAGTACAGCGCGGCCTACGCGCACACCATCAAGTGGGAGGGCCTGACCTTCTGCGCCCTGAACATAGGGCAGCGCGGCAACAGCGACCTGCTCAAGGGCGGCATCAAGCCTGAACACGACGCCTGCTTCGCGTGGCGCTACGACGGCAAGCAAGTGCTGGTGAGCCTCTACCACATAGAGGGGAAGACGCGCCACGACCTGTCGCTGATCGCCGTGAAGTACAAGGGCGGTGGGCACAAGGGGGCATGTGGGTTCCGCATATCGCTGGGCCAGCTGGAGAAAATCCTGAACAGAGGTGCCGTGTGAGCGAGGCACCTCCATCAATCAAGGACATGAGCGACAAGGCCAGCATGCTCCTGACCGGACGGCAGTACGCGGCGATCCACCTCTGCGTGCCGGACAGCGGGGAGAAGTGGCTGGATGACATGATCAAGAAGGCACTCCGACACAGGCTTGCCGGTCAATGCGTGGCGCACGTCGTGACGCTTGGGTTGGCTGACGATGAGTCTAGCGTGAGTTGGGTTGGCGAGTGCGCCTACCTGATGGCAGACGAAATGATGAGACAGGAGGGCCAGCGATGAACGTCTTCGACAGCAAGCGCGTCAGCAAGGCCGTGCAGAGCGGCATCAACAGCGGCCCTATGACCAAAGCCGAGGCTGGTGAAGCACACCGCGCAGCCAAGGCCTACAAGCTCAAGAACGACATCACCATCTACAACCGCAGACACCGAAAGAAGACCACATGACAAGACGACAAGCGAACCTGATCAGCAACATGATCCGCAGCCAGACCACGGCAGCATTCCATGAAGCCCGCAAAGAACTACTGGCAAGCTGCGAAGAGCAGAAGTCAGATGCCGCAGCACCGCAGCCGAGCGTGACCGTGACGGCAACCGCGAGCCAATCCGAGCCGGTTCCGCCCAGCACTCCGAAGCCGACTGGCTTCGACTACAAGAAGTCACTGCTGGAAGGTGAGAAGAGTACCACGCTCAGGATGTACATGGATGCAGTTGAGAAGTCGAATAAGCTGCAGGCCGAGATCAAGTCTCTAAAGGAGGTGATCGGCTCTCAAGACGGGAAGATCGCATCGCTCAAGGAGTCTGTTGAGAACAGGACCAAGACGATCGAGATGCTGAAAAACCAGATCGAGTTGCTGACGAAGCGGATCAAGGACGACAGAGAGCACCGGGATGACTGCCGCGAGCACAACAACGAACTGGTGGCAGCGAACGCCGAGATCTACGAGTCGCTGAGGCACTGGGGTCTTGAGCAGACGGAACCGTGTAGTCTGGTCAACAACGTCAAGCAGGTCATCCAGCTGTGCGCCGAGCGCGGGAAGGAGATCGTGGAGAAGGACGTGAGGGCCATGCGGATGTCCGACAACATCGCCAAGCTGCGCCACGAGAAGGATTCCGACGAGGCCAGCTACATCAAGAAGCTGTCGCACAAGTCCCTCAGGATATCGGTGCTGAAGAAGGTTGGAAACAACCTCTGCGCATGCCTCAAGCGTTACCTCTACAGCGACACCCAGCAGCCCCAAGTTGTGATCGCCCTGCGCGACTGGGAGAAGGAGGCAATCAAATGAGCGACCCCCAGCCAGCCGAGTACAGCATCATGGATCTGGTCAGGGACTACCGCACCCACCGGGACAGCCTCAAACGCTACAAGCAGCAGCACTTCAAGAGCGGCACCAAGGTCGAGGTGGACAACACACGCCACCGCGGCTACGGCGAATGCCTGCCACCAGACGCCTCGCGCCCAGACCGGGTGGAGGTGCTGATGGAAAGCGGAGCAAGATGGATGTTCGAGTTCGACCACGTTAAGCTCGTCGTGCAATGAATACCGGAGCGAGAGTCAAACTGTCATGGTACGAGGCCGCCATAGGCTCGTACGTAGGAATGCTACGCCAGCTTGCATCGCTCAAACGAGGACTCCAGCAATGCGCCGGCCATGAGGGCGCATCATGGAACGTCCATCTGGAGGGGGCCAGTGGCGAGATGGCTGTGGCCAAACACCTGAACGTCTACTGGGGAGGTGGAATCAACACCTTCAAGGACGACGACCTCCCCGGCCTTCAGATCAGGCTCAGGACCAGACACGACCACGACCTGATCCTCCGAAGACAGGACTCGGAGAAGGCCATCTGGGTTCTCATCACCGGCACCTCCCCGGACTTCTGGATCAGAGGCTGGATCTACGGCCACGAGGCCAAGACACCGGAACGCCTCCAGAAGTACGGCAAGGACCGCTCAGAGGGCTACGTGATACCCGCAGAAGCTCTCCACCCTATCGAAACCCTCCCCGGCTACCAGAAGCTCCCCGCGGCGGCTTCCTGCGATAACCCTGAGCCCACAGGTGCCTCTTCAGATAGTTCGCCACCCTGATCACCTCCTTCTCCCTCCATGAGGGCCTCATCAGATGCAGTAGCTCGTGGATCAGCGTATCAAGCCTCTCGCTCTCGCACTGCTTGTCGTGGATCTCGATCAACCTCAGGTCGTCATACGCAATCCCGAACGCCTTGTCCTTGCTGAGATCCTTCTCAACC